GGCAGCCCCTCCCGGGTGCCTCCGCATCGGGAGGATCTCCGCTGCCGCCGGCTGTGCCCAGACACCCAGTTTGATAAAGGGACAAAGCGGGAAAAGCCGGGATGAAATGGGACGAAAACGCCCGTCATCGCTGGGTTCTAGCAGCTTTCCGCCGTGTGCGCGTCCGGACGATGCCGGTTTGCGAAATGTACCCGAAACTGACCTGGCGGACACCAGAAACGCAAAACGGCCAGCGTCACGGCTGGCCGTTCGATTGGCGTTTGAGCCCCCCTATCTGGCAGGAAGGTCGTCTGGTAGGTCGCACAGCGTCATCGCGTTCTCCACCAAGCCCTGCAGGTGTTCAGCCAGCCCCTCCAACTGAGGGGTATCCAGGTGCCGCAGAGACGGCACCCTTGCCCTGTCCAGGGCCATCTCTACAGCATCCCACCAGCCATACCGCATTGCGATACGGGTGATTTCCCGGATCGCACGCGCTCGGGCGCCTTGATTCAACGACCGGACCACCAGCCCCCCGCCTCCATCACCTGCACGTGCCTGCGGCACTGCCTCGGTCATGAGCCGCGCGAGTCTAGCGACCAGCTGCCGCTGCCCCCCTGTCACCATCTCCACCTCCTTGAGCTAAACCAACTGCCCGCCGGGCCAGTGGGATCACCTCCGCTTGGGGGAGCCCGCTGCCCAGCAGTTCGTACACGAGCATCGCGGCCTCAGCGCGCTTTGGCGCGGGAAGCACTGCGTCCGTGGCCGTCAGCACGTCCTCGACCGTCTGCAGGGCGAGCGTAAGGCGCGCCTGGTTCAAATCCTGAGACTGAACAGGGGGCACGTCCCCGTGTAGGCCGGCCTCCAGCCGCTCTGGCCCTACCCCCGTTAGGACCCAGTTGATGTTCCAGCCGAGGGTGGCGTAGCCCAACAAGGCCATCGCTCCGGGCTCCCTCTCGCCCCGTTCGTACGTACCCAAGGTGTTTTTGTGGATTCCGACCGCCGGAGCGAACCCTGCCTGTGATTGACGACCACGAATGAGGGTCATTCGTTCGCCGATCTCTTTTAAGGCCTGTCGCACTTAACCCTCCAGAAGCGCGACGCGAAGCGCGACGCGGCTTGGCTCTGTCGCACTTCCGCTAATCCATTGATTGCAAAAGCGAATGCAAGAAAAACCACGCATGGCGGCCATCCCTCCAACTGCGACACGCAAATGAGGTTGACGCAACCACAAATGCGGGTAATATCTGCCCCATAGACACCGCCTACGGATATCCCGAAACGTGACGGCACTACAGGCACCAAAAAAAGCCAGCCCCGAAGTGAAGGACTGGCACCCGGCCGAAGTTGGGGCACAACTGCGCATGAAGGGCATCTCCCTGCGCCAGCTGAGCCTGCTCAACGGCTACAGCAATCCGAACAGCCTGGCCAAGGCTCTCCACCGGCCGTATCCGCTGGCCGAGGCCATCATCGCGGAAGCGCTGGGCATCAGCGCTTCTGAAATCTGGCCCAGCCGGTACGGCGCGGACGGCAAGCCCAACCGCAAACGCGGCCAGAAGGCTCTTCTTCCTGCTGGAGCGAAGCCTAGCAGGCTGCGTCTTGTCCGCAATCCTCAGAAGGGGAGCGCGGAATGAACAACACACCCCTCCAGCCGGTATACCCGGCGCGTTCGATCTACAGCCTGGCCCGGGCAAATGGGTGGGGATCAGCCGGTCAGTGCCCCGCGTTGGCATGCGCGAAAACCCCGGCAGTTGGGGAGCAGGTAAGGCCCGCCAAAGCTCACTCCGCCTGTGGGACCCAGCCGGTCGCCGACGGTGAGGGCATCCGCGCATGAAGCGACGCGATGCCCTCACCGGCGACATGTTCGCCCTGCCAGTTCCGGCCGCCCCCATCCCCAGCAGCATGGACTTCCGCCAGCCGGTGACCGCGCTGGTGGGCGACATGCTGAAAGACGCCCACGCCGCTGGCCTGGACCGCTGGGAAGTGGCTTCCCGCGCCAGCCGCCTGGCTGGACGTGACGTGTCCAAGAACATGCTGGACGGCTACACGGCCGAGTCCCGCGAAGAATTCAACTGCCCGCTCTGGCTGGCTCCGGTGCTGGAGATCGTGTGCAGCAGCACGCGCCTGGCCGAGTGGCACGGCAGCGTGGTTGGTGGCCGGCTACTGCTGGGCGCCGACACCATCAATGCCGAGATCGGCCGGTGGGAGCGCGTGCGGCAGCAGGCCGGCGATGAAATCAAGGCCCTGAAGGACCTGGCTCGGAGGGTGCGTTGATGGCCGACGGAAGCCGCTCCTGCGCCCCGGAGGCCCTCGACGCTACCGCTATCTCCGTTGCCCTTGGAATCACCAAGCGCACGGTCGAGCGCCGCGCCGCGAAAGAGGCTTGGGCATATGAAACCCGTACCGGCCGTGGTGGCGCGAAGCGCTTCTACCCAGCCACCGCGCTCCCCGCTGACGTCCAGGCAGCGGTGTTCCTGCGCACCCCGAACCTGCCCCAGCCGTCCGTCGACCTAGCACCGACTAGGGCCAAGCCACGCAAGCATGCGCGGGTCACCGAGGCCCAGGTGCAGGCCGCCTGGCAGCGCTACGAGGCGGTCGAGCAGCACCTGAAGAGTGAAGCCCACCGTCGCCTGCAGGCCCTGCAGGCGGTCGAGCAGTTGGTTGCCGACGGTATGGCGCTGATGAAGGCCCGCGAGCTGGTCGCCGTGCAGCTGCAGCGCGAGAACGTGCGCGGCGCGAGCGCCGCGACGCTCGGCAGGTGGGCTGCCCTGGTCGACGGCGTGGAGAAGCAGCACCGGCTGGCGCTGTTGGTGCCGAGCTATGCAGGGGGCACTGCGACGGTCGAGATCCCGGTCGAAGCCTGGGATGCCTTCAAAGCCGACTACCTGCGGGTCGAAGCGCCGCCGGCCAGCGATTGCTACGAGCGCCTGGAGCGACTGGCGCGCGTGCACGGCTGGGTGCTGCCCTCGCTGAAGACGTTCCAACGCCGCATCGAGAAGGAGATTCCGCGCGGAGTCCGGGTGCTTGCACGGCAGGGCCGGGAGGCGTTCGACCGCACGTTCCCCGCCCAAGAGCGCGACCGCAGCGTATTCCATGCGCTCGAAGCAGTGAACGCCGACGGCCACCGGTTCGACGTGTTCGTGCGCTGGCCGGACGGCACCATCGCACGGCCGATCATGATCGGCGTGCAGTGCCTGTACTCGGGCAAGCTGCTCGGCTACCGGATCGCCGAGACGGAATCGGCAGACCTGGCGCGTTTCGCGTTCCGGGACGTGATCGAGCGCTACGGCATCCCGGAGAAGGTGTGGCTGGACAACGGTCGCGGTTTCGCCAGCAAGATGCTGACCGGCGGCACCGGTAACCGCTTCCGCTTCACGGTCCGCCCGGATGATCCGGTCGGCATCCTGACCGGACTGGGCTGCGAGATCCACTGGGCCACGCCATACCACGGCCAGGCTAAGCCCATCGAGCGTGCCTGGCGCGACCTTTGCACCCGGGTGGCAAAGCATCCGGCGTTCGCGGGGGCGTACACGGGCAACAAGCCCGACGCGAAGCCGGAGAACTACGGCAGCAAGGCCGTGCCGCTGGATGAATTCGTGCGGGTGCTGAACGAGGAAATCCACGCGCACAACGCCCGGGAAGGTCGCCGCAGCCGCGTCTGCGGCGGTCAGTACAGCTTCGACCATGTATTCAGCACCAGCTATGCGCAATCCACCATCCGGAAGGCGAGCGTGGAGCAGCTGCGCCAGCTGCTGCTGGCAACGGACACTGTGACCTCCGACGCCCGCGACGGATCGGTGCGCCTGGCGGGCAACCGCTACTGGAGCGAAGCCATCGCGCGCTACGCCGGCAAGAAGGTGATGCTGCGCTTCGATCCCGAGGCGCTGCACACCAGCGTCGAGGTGTATTCGCTGGCAAACGTCCACCTGGGGACGGCTGAGTGCATCGCCGCCGTGGGCTTCGCTGACACGGTATCGGCGAAGGAACACGCGCGCGCCAAGAAGCAGTTCCGCCGCGCCGCGCAGCAGCAGCTGGAGGCCGAGCGCCGCATGTCGGCGGCGAAGCTCGCCAAGCAGCTGCCGGCCCCGATGCCCGAGAGCCTGCCGCCGGCCGGCGTCGTCGCCCCGCTGTTCGGCAAGCGCACGGCCAAGCCGCAACCGCTGCCGCCGCACGCCATGCAGGAGCCGCTGCAGCGCACCGGCACCGATGACCGCGAAGAGGCGTTCGGCTCGCTGATGGAACGCATCGCGGCCAGGCAGCAGGGCAACAGCTTCTACGTGCCCAGGGGAGCCGACGAATGAAGGGCCTGCCCGACATCCGGCTGTCCCGCGCCGGGGCGCCTGGATCGGCGCTGCTGCGCCGCCAGGCCCGCCTGAGCGCCCTCAAACGCCCCGCATACCCGCCATTAAAGCCCCGGAACGTGCCGCTCGTGCAGCGCTTCCGCCACCTGCAGCAAGACCAGCAACACCACGGAGAACCAATGAGCAACGCCACCACCGCTCCCAGCAGCAGCATCCCGGAGGAATTCACCCTGGAGCAGATGTCCGACATGCGCGAGCGCGTGCGGATGATCTCCGAAGCCGGAAACGGCTACAGCCAGAACCGCATCGCACGCGAGGCGGAAATGTCCAGCGCCACGCTCAGCCAGTTCCTGGGCGACACGTACAAGGGCAACCTGCAGAACACGGCGGTGAAGATCGCCAAGTGGCTCAACACATATGACGCTGCGTCGTCATCGGAATCGTTGCCGACGGCGCCGGCATGGGTCGATACGCCGACGAGCAAGCGGATCATGGGCGACCTGCGGTATGCGCAGATCGCCGCCGACCTGGTGCTGATCGTTGGCGCGGCGGGCATCGGCAAGAGCAAGACCATCGTCCAGTACCAGGCCACGTCGCCGAACGTGTGGCATGTGGAGCTGAGCGCTGCCACCGGCTCGCTGCTGGCAGCGCTGGAAGAGATCGCTATCAAGGTCGGGGTGCGGGACTACTCCCGCAGCGCAGCGCACCTGCAGCGCGCCATCGCCGAGCGCATTCGCAACACCGGCGGGCTGCTGGCTATTGACGAAGCCCAGCACCTGACCGTCCAGGCGATGGACGGCATCCGCTGGTTCAACGACAAGTGCGGCGTCGGCCTGGTGTTCATGGGCAATGAGCGGGTCTACACGCAGATGACCGGCGGCAACCGCGCGGCCTACCTCGACCGGCTGTACTCGCGGGTGGGCAAGAAGACCCTGATCAAGCGCAGCGCACAGGGCGACGCAGACGCGATCATCAAGGCATGGGGCATTGATGATGCCCGCTGCCGCGACCGCATCAGCGACATCGCCGCCCGCCCGGGCGCTCTGCGCGTCTTGAACAAGGTGCTGCGCCTGGCGGCGACCTACGCCCAGGCCGCCGGCAAGCGCATCTGCTGCGACGCCATTACGCAGGCCGCGCAGGAGCTGGGGGTGTTTGAGTGAGGCCGGTTGCCGAGTTCACCGCACTCCAGCAGGCCGCTGGCGACGTGCTTACCGCCTGCCTGGCGCTGTCGCGCATCCGCGACAACGCCGAGCTGAGCGCCGAGGAGCGCCTGCACTGCCTGCGGTGCGTGCGCCGCAATCTCGCCGCATACGAGGACCGCCTGGCGAGCCAGGATGCTGCACGAGGTGCCCATTGAACGCGCGCATCATCACCGCCGACCTGCTGACCGCCACGGCCGTCATCAGCCAGCTTGCCGCCGCGCCACTGCAGCAGAAGTGTCGCGCGGTGGAAGAGATCGCCGCCACCGGCCTGCAGGTGGATCAGCTGTCCGTGCGGCAACTGATGGACATCGCAATGAAGGTGGCGCCAGCCCGGCACGGCACAGCCACCATGGTCGCCACCAGCACAGATCCGCAGCGCAGGGAAATCCTGCGTCTACTCGCCGACGCAGGCATCGACACGGCAACCGTACACGCAGGACTGGCGAGCTTCCTGGTCGAGGCCAGGGTGCTGATGCCGCAGGGCATCTCCCTGGTTCAAGCCCTGCGAGGCATCAGCTACGCAGGAGCCGCCCGGCTGATGCGCGTCATCCGCAAGTCCACCACCGCTGAGGAAGCCGCGCCATGAGCAATCAGCAGATCGAAAGCCTGACCCGCCACGCTAAGGCCCTTCTGGGGGCGATGCTCGCCCTGGGCCGAGCCGGCTGCACGCCGCGGGAGGTGCAAATCACCGAGCGGCGCGCGCGAATCGTCATTGAACCGCCGCCGGCAACCTCCTTCATCACCGGCGCGCTTCGCTCCCGGCAGACCGTAAACGGTGTCACTCGCACGGTGTTCGCGGCCCCGTACCACGGCTGCCAGCTGGAGTGGGAGGAAACCCACGACGCGGCGGCCACCGCCCAAGGAGCCGCGCGATGACCCGCTACGTGGACGACGTCTACGACGACGACGACCTGCCGCCCTGCATCGGGGAGCGGATCGTCGGATCGCTTCACCGGCAGTTTGAGCGCCATTTCGGCGCGCCCCTGGAGCGACCCAAGAACCCCACGCCGGACCCGAGCCCGGCCCGCAACGAAACGGAACCGAAGCAATGAGTAAGAAGGCCACCACCCGAGTTAAAGCGCCCGCCGTTGAGCATTGGGTGCCCCGAGACCGCGATGAGGTCAATGCCGCCATCGCCGAACTGGGCCGCCTGCAGCGGGAGCGCCAGCGCATCGAAACCGTCATGAACGACACCATGGCCGAGGTCAAAGCCAAGCACGATGCCGAGGCCAAGCCGCACGGCGACCGCATCAGCGAGCTGACCAAGGGGTTGTCATTGTGGTGCGAGGCCAACCGCGCCCAGCTCACCCAGGACGGAAAGGTGAAGTTCCACGACTTCGCCACCGGCCAGGTGAAGTGGCGGCTGCGCCCGCCGTCGGTGGCCATCCGCGGCGTCGAGGCAGTGATGGGCTACCTCAAGAAGTGCGGCCTGGAACGCTTCCTGCGCACGAAGCAGGAGGTCGACAAGGAAGCCCTGCTGCGCGAGCCGGAAGCGGCCAAGGCGATCCCGGGCGTGACCATCAGCCAGCGTGAGGACTTCGTTGTTGTCCCGCATGAAAGCCAGATCGAGGAGGTTCAGCCATGAGCGGTGCGTTGAAGGTTGAGGGCATTGCCGCCGAAATCGACACGCACGCGCGGACGCCGTTGCACAAGGCGTTCGCAGAACACCTGCGGAAGGTGGCTGCGGCGCTGCTCCTGCTGGAGCGGGCGCTGGTGCGCCGCGCGGCAGAAGGCAGCGAGGTCGAGGCGATCTCCGGCATTCTGGGGCAGTTCACGGCGGGCGACATGGCCGACCAGGGCGCAAAGCAGTTCCGCGACGGCATGGCCGCCGGCACCGCCCTGGATCAGCTGGCGCGGAAGATCGCCGAGAACACAGTCCGCCCGGACATCGAGAGCTACGCCGAATGGGTGGAGGTCGACGGCCTGCAGTTCCTGGACACCACCAAGCCGCAGCGCGGCAGCGGTGATCCGATGAAGGCACTGGAGTACGTGCGGCTCGCGGTGGAGTACATCGACCAGCGCGGCCACGTCTTCGACTGGCACATGCAGCGGCACATCTGCGCTCCGCACCTGGTGCGGTTCGTGGAGAAGGCGGAGGTGTCCGCATGAAGGCGTACTGCTGGGCCAGTGGCCTGATCCAGTTCGGCCCACGCACCCCTCCTGGGGCGATCCAGATCGCCTCCGGGCGCGAGCAGGACCTGCGTCGGGTGATGGACGTGGTTGCGCGCCACGGCTACGGGGAGAGCAAGGGCTGCCTGTTGGTGCCAGGTGTGCCCGAGGCACCGGAAAGCGAGGGCGATCAGGCCAAGGGCGACGCCCTGGAGAAATGGTTGGACTGGTGCGCCAGTAGGAAGGAGCGCGGCGTGCGTTGGAGCTGGAGGAAGAAGTAAGCCATGCATGAGATCAGGATTGACGGTAAGGACGTCGAGGGCGTTGCAAAGCAGCTGGAAGGCGGCTTCCAGCTGGTACTTGACCAGGTGGCCAACAAACCGGCCATGACGCCGCTGGCAATGGGCATTGTTATGTCCTACCTGGTGTCGAGCTTCGCAGGCCGGATGGCGGCGTTGATCGGCCCGGCTGCCGCTGCATCTTTGTTCCAGAAGATGGCGGACGCGATGCGGGAAGAGGCGAAGAAGGCCAGCGGGAGGAAGCACTGATGAGCTACGACGTCACGAGGGCCCCGTACCCGCGCACCGGCGATGACATGGATCTGCCGCCAGGGAAGACTTGCGGCGACTGTGTGCACATGGACAGGTGCCAGAAGATCTACGGCCACATCCCGGAGGATGAGTCGTGCGATTGGTCGCCGTCGATGTTCCGCGAGGCATAAGCGATGGCGATCACCGACAACGAGACGGCAAAGGACGTCAATACGCTGCTCCTGTGGCTGCTGCCTTCGCTGCGCACCCATCACTGCAAGGGGCCAAGGGAGCTGCCGCGTGCTGATGCAATGGCGGCTGCCGAGCGGTTGGCCGCTCAGGCACACCGGAAACTGGTGGGCGGCGTGCACCGTCACAACGTCCGCGATGCCATCGAACTGGACAGCTGGCGTTTCGGCGCCATCGACAATGGAGAGGGGTTCTGATGGCCGGCTACTACCAGCTCCGCACGAAGGAGCAGCGGGTCGCTGGCCAGCGCAAGGCGATCCACGCACTGCGTCGCAAGCTCGGCCTGGACCGCGACGTCTACGAGGAAATCCTGATGCGCGTGGGCGGGGTGACGACCAGCACCAAGCTGTCGCCAGACGCCCTGGCTGCTGTCCTGGACGAGCTGCGCCTGAAGGCGGGCGAGAAGCCCCGCGTGGCGTACCCGGGCAAGCCGCACAACTTCGATGCGGCGCGCGCCATGCCCGACATGGTCGCCAAGGTGGAGGCCCAGCTGGCGGACATGAAGCTGCCGTGGGCCTATGCCGACAGCATCGCCAAGCGCATGCACGGCGTCGACCGCGTGGCCTGGTGCCGCACCGAGGAGCAACTGCGCGACATCATCGCGGCCCTGCATGTCGAGCAGGAGAAGCGCGCCCTGCTGGAGGCATTGGAGGAACGCCGTGCCGCACTCGGCATTGACGATGCACGGTTGCAGGCGATGACCGCCAACCTGCCGGCCAACTGGCAGCGAAACCGGAAATGCCTGCGCATGGTGGGCGCGATGATCGAGAGCATCGAGGTTGGGCAATGAGCGGTGACGAAAAGATCATCCAGGCATTTCCGGCACGCGACCTCCCGGAGTGCCCGGTGGATGTGGAGCGGCGTGTCGGCTTTTGCCAGCACAGGAAGATCACGCTGGTGGAACATGACCGTGAGGTCGTATGCACCGAGTGCGGTGCCAAGCTGGACCCGTTCAACTACCTGCTGGCCGGGGCGCTAGCGATGCGCCATGGCTGGTCGGACCATCGCTACGTCGTGGAGGAACTGAAGCAGAAGCGCCAGCAGTTGGAAGACCTGGAGAAGGCACGCAAGCGCCTTCAGGCCCAGGTGCGCCGGCTGAAGCAGGGGCATGACGCGCTGGATCTGAGGAAACCCCTCTGATGCGCGCAACGTGTCCCGAATGCGGCGCCCAGGCCCACATCGCAGCCATGTTCGCGGAGGAAGATGGCAAGCGCCTGGCCCTGGTCATCGCCGACATGCCCCGTGAGCTGGGTCGGGCTGTGCTGGGCTATCTAGGACTGTTCAAGCCGGCGAAAACCGCCCTTCGACTGGCGCGTGCCGCGAAGCTGGCCCAGGAGGTCGCGGACCTGGTCGCCGCCGGCAGCGTGTGCAAGGACGAGCGCAGCGGCGTCCGCCGTCCGGCCGGGCCGGCGCTGTGGGCGGCAGGCATCGAGCAGATGCTGACCGCGCGCGCCAGCCTAGTGCTGCCGCTGGAGTCCCATGGCTACCTACGGGCAGTGGTGTTCGGCCTGGCCGATAAGGCGGACGCCGCCCAGGAGCGTCAGCGCGAAGAGGACGCGCGCGTAGGAAAGCACCTGCGCTCGGCGTCGGGGACTACCCCGTCCCCGCATCAGGAGACGCCATTGGAGCGCCAACTGGCGTGGATCGCGCGCACGCTGGACATGGGCGGACTCACCCCCGAAGAGGCGGAGGAAGAGCGGGAGAAGGCATACGCAAAGCATGGGAGGCCAGGTGAGCAATCAAGGTGACATGCTGGGAATGCCCAGCGGCGCGGATGCCCTGGAGCTGGTCAATCGTGGTGCCGCTGATCTGCCGGAAGAAGCATGGGCGCCTGCGCTGGCGGCCATGGTCGCAGTGTTGAACGACACATATCAGCGAATGGGTCTTCCCGACGACGAGGCGGCACGGATGGCGACTGCCGGCGTACTGGCCCTGGCGGAATACTTCGGCGGCCGCATGTTCTACCTTCCGCGCGGCGAGCGGTTGCGCAATGCCCTGCGCAATGCCGAGATCTATCATCGGGCGCGGCGCGGTAACATCCGCATCCTCGCCGACGAATACGGGCTGACCGACATCCACGTCTACCGGATCTGCCGCGAGCAAAGGGAGTTGCACCTGGCTAAGGTGCAGGGGCGGTTTGACTTTGGTGCAAAGGAGGAGCGATGAAAGGGAAGGTTCTGATTCTTGGCGTGGCAGTTGCGGTCGCTGCCGTCGTTGTGTGCGGTATTGCGTTTGGGCCGTCGTGGATGACCAAGCGGAAAGCACAGGAGCAGATCAGTGCACAGCTGGTCGACCCAGCTTCGGCGCAGTTCCGCAACCTGCGTCTCGTCAAGGGCAACAAAGGCGTGACGTTGGTCTGCGGCGAGGTGAACGCCAAGAACAAGATGGGTGGGTATACGGGCTTTAAAGGGTTCTACGTTGAGGATGCCGAGCATGGGATTGCGTTGATCGATCCCGGCGCCGATCCCGAGGTGCTTCCCGGCATCTTGTGGTGGCAGTACCAGCAGTTCTGTGAGTGACATGAAACCCTGCCCCGGCGGGGTTTTTCATTAGCGCGCGCTAATCCCAGCGCCTTCGCGCGCACGAGCAAAGTCAGCACCGCAGGGGAATGCGGTGGTGGCAACTGACATCCCTGCGCCAGCCGGCGGCGGGCTCCCGCCGCCGGCTCCTTTCAAGGAGCGCGGGATGAAAACGAAGATCGAGCGAATCAAGGCGATGGCGGTCGAGTGGGCCGCGCGTGTCGGCCATATCTGGCTGTTTGTCGCCGCGAGCGTGGCCCTGTTGCTGATCGTGGCGATGATCAACGGCCTGTTCATCACCAGCTACTTGTGGGCGGCGAGCAAGATCACGATGGCAGGCGCCATCGGCTATGCGCTGGATCGCGCCGCCTTCCCGGGCAGCGATCCGCGCTATCTGTCCGGCATCGAGCAGTCGATGGCACAGAGCCGGCGCGGCGTGGTGATCGCGGCGGCGATGATCGCTGCAGGGCTGATCGGATGAGCCGCCTGGACCGCTGGAAAGCGTTCTGGACCCGCAACGGCGGCGACTGGCGCGAAGCCACGTTTGCCATCGTCGCGCTGATCCTGATCGCAGCCGGACTGCTGTGGGGCATGTTCGGCAACTCGGCGGCCGCTGCCGAGCCGGCCAAGGCCACCGTCCGCGTAGCGCCGGCCTCGGCCCTGTACCGGCACCGTGTCGAACAGGCGTCGGCGCGCGCGTGGGGCGTCCACGGCAGCGCCGCGCGGCTGGCGGCGCAGCTGCACCAGGAATCCGCGTTCCGAGCAGATGCCCGCTCCGGTGCGGGCGCGCAGGGCATCGCGCAGTTCATGCCGTCGACGGCGCGGTGGATCGCCACGGTCTACCCGCGCGAACTGGCCGGCTTCGACCCCTGGAACGCCCAGCAAGCGATCCTCGCCGCCGCGTTGTACGACCGCTGGCTGTTCGACCGCGTGCAGCCGTTGGGCAGCGGCGCCGTCGACACCTGCAGCCGCTGGGTGTTCGCCTTGCGCGGGTACAACGGCGGCGAGGGCTGGATGCTGCGGGAGCGGCGCCTTGCGTTGGCCGCCGGGAAGAACCCGGACGACTGGCGGGCGGTGGAGCCGCATCGCGCCCGCGCCGGCTGGGCGCACAAGGAAAACACCGCATACCCGCGGCGCATCCTGCTCACGCTGGAGCCGGCCTATCTCGCCGCCGGCTGGCAGGGGGTGGCGACGTGCTGAGTGAAGCCGCACCGAAAGCAGCTGCAGGACAGCTGCTGCCGATCCTCGGGCTTGGGCTGCTCGCGGTACTGGTCGTTGCCGGCATCGCCGGTCTCTATGCCGGCAATCGCTGGGCCGAGGGTGCCGCAGCGATCAAGCAACGCGCGCAGCAGCAGGACTATATCGATCAGCTGCATGCAGAGGCAGAGCTGCTGCGTTCCGTGGCGGCCCAGGCCGCCCTGGACTATGCCTCCGCCGCTGATCGGCAGGAGGCCATTGCTACCGAACTGGAAAACGACCGTGAAGCGAACCGAAAGCACTACGCGGCACAGCGTGCCGACCTGGAAAAGCTGCTTGCGGCACGTCCTGACCTGCGTGCTGGTCGCGCTGGCGCTGACGTCCTGCAGCACTGGAACCGCGCGAACGAAGGGGCCGCCCCCGCCGGCACCGCCACCGGGACCGGAGGCCAGCTTGAAACAGGAGTGCCCGCCGCTGCCGGCGGCGATGTCCGATCTGTGGGCGGCGCTGATCGGGAATCACGACCAGGTCGCGGCGCTGTACCACGACTGCAGGGCGAGCCACAGCCGGCTGATCCAGGCAGCAACCGAGTGGGAGCGCACGGCGTGGAGCTGGTACTGCCAGGCGCTGGAGCAGCTGCAGGGGCGCGGCGGTGAGAAGCAAGAAGGGGGTCGGTGCAACGGTGTCCGACCTGCTGCGCCTGCGCGATGAGTACCACGGACTGGCAAAGCGCTGTAAGGCCGAGGCCCTGAAGTGCCGCGGCGACAAGGCGGCTGAGCTACGAGGTCAGGCACGGGCATATGAGGGCGTGTGGCTGGACCTGGACGACATGATCAATGGCAAGGAACACCCGAGTGCAAGACGACGCGGATAGGGCCGCAGAGAACGAAGGCCGCAGCTGGGACGTGTTTGAGGCTGCGCGACGTAGCGGAAGGGAGTACCAGGCCAATCGCCGCCAGGCTGTCGAGCAGAGCGAGGTGTTGATGAACTGCATCGAATGCGGGGAAGAGATTCCCCGGGAACGGCAGCTGGCAGTGCCGCACACCCGCCGCTGCATCGGCTGCGCTACGGCGGTGGAGCGCTGATGAACCAGGCCATGAACGATCTCCAGCCCATGGTGATGGTCGCCCTGCTGGTGCTGGTGGGTGGCTGCCTGGCCGGGCTGGTGCTGCTGTGGTGGCGCCACATCGGGCTGACCGCACGGGTCACACGGCTGGAGGTGCGTGGTGAGTCCGCGCTTACCCACGACGAACTGAGACGGCTGTACGAGCGCCTGGGCGGGATCGAGGGCCAGGTCGCGGCCAGTAACCGAATGATGCAAACGGTGCAGGAGCACCTGATGGAGAGAGATCGATGAAATCCTTTGCTGATCGCCTGCGTGAAGACCGCCGCCTGGTGGTGCTGCGCCTGCTGTCCGAACAGGCCGGCTACCGCGCCAACAGCTCCGTGCTGCACGCCGGCCTGCAGCACCTGGGCGTGGCGGCGACGCGCGACGACGTGCTGACGGACCTGTCCTGGTTGAAGGAGCAGGGGCTGGTGCGCCTTCAGGAAGCCATCCCAGGCGTGCAGGTGGCCGAACTGACCGCCCGTGGCCAGGACGTGGCCGGCGGCTCGGCTGTCGTGCCCGGCGTGAGCCGCCCGAGCGCCCGCTGAGCCATGGGTCGTCGCGCGAAATCCAGCATCATCCGGCTGCCCGCCGAGCAGAAGGCTTACATCGAGAAGCTGCTCCGCGAGGGCCGGATGACGCTAGACGAGATCATTGCCGACCTGCAGGCCCGCTACGCCGGAGAGCCTGCGGGCGAGGTGTCGCGTTCGGCGCTCGGTCGGTATGGCCAAGGTCTGGCGGAGCTGACCGCTCGCATGCGCGAGATCGATCAGGCCGCGAACGCCCTGGTGGGTGAGTTCGGTGACAGCCTGGGCGAGAAGGCCAGCACCCTGCTCAGCAATGCGGTGGTCACGCTGACCACGGACCTTGCGCTGAAGGCGCAGAACAGCGGTGACGTGGACGTCGATACCGCCCGCAAGCTTGCCAGGGCGGCGAAGGACGCGATCGATACCAAGCGCATCGACGTCAACGTTCGCAAAGCTATCGCCGAGGAAGCCCGGCAGGCATTGCTGCGTGAGCAGTCGGCGAAGCTGGACAAGGTGGTCAGGAGCGGTGGCCTGTCCGAGGCCAGCGCCGCCGACCTGCGCAAGAAGATCCTGGGCATCGGCTGATGGTTCTCGCGCCTGCCCATTCCAAGCCCAAGAAGGTCGCTCCGGGGCTGCCGCCGCGCAAGCCGCTGGCCGAGGCGGTGACCAAGGCGCCGGACGACCTGCTGGAGCAGGAGCTGCCGGCATCGCTGGCACGCGACGTCAACGCGGCCATCGACGCCGTGCTGTTGAAGTACCAGCGGGACTGGGTCGCTGACGACAGCGATTTGAAGGTGGCCGAGAAGAGCCGCCGAATCGGCCTGACCTGGGCGGAAGCCTCGGACAACGTGCTGATCGCGTCGAAGTCCCGCCAGGCCGGCGGGATGAACGTGTACTACATCGGCTACAACATGGACATGGCTATCGAGTACATCGAAGCCTGTGCCATGTGGGCGCGCGTGTTCAACGAAGCGGCGTCCGAGGTCGAGGAAGGCGAAGAGGTCTTCAAGGATGGCGACGACGAGAAGTCGATCAAGACCTATACGATCCGGTTCGCCAGCGGCTTCCGCATCGTCGCCTTGTCCTCGCGTCCGGCCAACCTGCGCGGCAAGCAGGGTGTGGTGGTCATCGATGAGGCCGCCTTCCACGGCGCCCTGGACGAGCTGCTGAAGGCGGCGCTGGCGCTGCTGATCTGGGGCGGCAAGGTCCGTGTGATCAGCACCCATGACGGCGATCAGAACCCCTTCAACGAGCTGGTGAACGAGATCCGCTCGAAGAAGCGCAAGGGCAGCGTCCACCGGATCACGTTCAAGGACGCCATCGAGCAGGGCCTGTTCGGGCGCGTGTGCATGCGCAAGGGCGTCACCTGGGACGAGGCGAGCGCGGCCAAGTGGGTCGCGGACGTCTATGCGTTCTACGGGGCGGCGGCCGACGAAGAGCTGGACGTGATCCCGTCACAGGGGTCGGGGGCCTGGCTAACCACTGCCCTGGTCGAGGCGCGCATGTACGGCGCCCCGGTGCTGCGCTACACCTGCCCGAAGGGGTTTGAGGAACTGCCGGACGCCTACCGCGAGTCGGCAATCCAGGAATGGCTGGAGCAGGAGGTGGCGCCGCTGCTGAAGGCGCTGAACCCGGACCTGCAGAGCGTGTTCGGCCAGGACTTCGGCCGCACGGGCGACCTGACCGTCATGGTCCCGGCGCAGATCGAGCAGAACCTGACCCGCCGCATCCCGTTCATCCTGGAGCTGCGGAACATGCCGCACCGCCAGCAGGAGCAGATCGGCAAGTACGTCATCCATGGTCTGCCGCGCTTCGTGAAAGCGGCCGTGGACGCGCGCGGCAACGGCAGTGCCGTGGCCGAGTTCCTCGCGCAGGAGTTCGGCTTCGACCGCGTTGCCCTGGTCATGGCCACCGAAGGCTGGTACCGGGAGAACATGCCGCCGCTGAAGACGGCGTTTGAAGACGACACCATCGCCGTCCCGCGCGACAAGGACGTGCTAGCCGACCTGCGCGCGATCAAGGTAATCAAGGGCGTGGCGCGCGTGCCCGATCGCACGACCGGCAAGGACGGCGGCCAGCGCCACGGCGACGCCGGCATCGCCATCGCGCTGATGCACTACGCCAGCCGCAACCCCGGCTCGGAGATCGAGTGGACGGCCATGCCGACCACCAGCCGCGGCTACGACAACGTCGCCGACGTGGACGACGACCTACCAATTCCGGAACCTGAAGCATGGTGACCCCCTCCCGCATCATCGACCCCAGCACGGGGCAGCCCTTCGCCGTGAAGGAGCTGGCCGAGCCTCAGACCGCGCAGCTGACGTCCCTGCAGCGCGAGTTCCAGGGCCACCCGTCGCGCGGGCTGACGCCCACGCGCCTGGCGAGCATCCTGCAGGCGGCCGAACAGGGCGACGTGGTCCGCCAGTACGAGCTGTACGAGGACATGGAAGAGCGCGACGCGCACATCTTCTCGGAGATGAGCAAGCGCCGCCGCGCCGTCTCGGGCCTGTCCTGGAAGATCGCACCGCCCAGGAACCCCAGCGCGGCCGAGAAGAACGCCGCCGAGCAGCTGCAGGAGCTACTGGAGGCCGTGGAGGACTTCGACAGCATCCTGTTCGACACCACCGACGCCATCGGTAAGGGCTTCGCCTGCCAGGAGATCGACTGGCGCCGCGACGGCCAGGAATGGCTGCCGGCGTCCATCGAGCACCGCCCGCAGTCCTGGTTCCAGTTCCATCGTGGCTACCGGCAGGAGATTCGCCTGCGCACCGGTACCGGTGAGGGCGACGCCCTGCGGCCGTTCGGCTGGGTCACCCATACTCACAAGGCCAAGAGCGGCTACATGGAGCGCGCGGCGCTGTTCCGCGTGCTGGTGTGGCCCTACCTGTTCAAGAACTACAGCGTCGGCGACCTGGCCGAGTTCCTGGAGATCTATGGCATCCCGATGCGGATCGGCAAGTACCCGCCGGGCGCCTCGGACAAAGAGAAGCTGACGCTGCTGCGTGCGCTGATGCAGATCGGGCACAACGCGGCCGGCATCATCCCCGTCGGCATGCAGATGGATTTCCCGGCCGTCGCCGAGGGCGATCCTGGTGCCTTCGCGCTGATGATGGAGTGGTGCGAGCGCAGCCAGTCCAAGGCGATCCTGGGCGGCACGCTGACCAGCCAGGCCGACGGCAAGAGCAGCACCAACGCCCTGGGCAACGTTCATAACGAGGTCCGCAAGGAGCTGAAGGACGCCGACGCCAAGCAGGTGGCCAGCACGCTCTCGCGGGACCTGGTCTACCCGCTGGCCGTGCTCAACGGCCTGGCGCCGAACGGCGACTACCGCCGCTGCCCGCGCCTGGTGTTCGACCTGGCCGAGATCAAGGACATCGGTACCTACGCGACAGCACTGCCGCCGCTGGTCAAGCTGGGCATGCGGATTCCACGCAGCTGGACGCATACCGAGCTGGGCATTCCGGAAGCGGACGCCAACGACCCGGACGTCCTGGTTGTGGCGGCCGAACCGGCCGCGCCTGCCGCGATGGCTGCGGCCACCGCGCGGCTGCCGGCGGCCAGCGCAGCTGCAGCAGCGGTGCCGGCTGCGGTCCCGGACCGCGAAGACCAGCTCGTGCGCCTGCTCGCGGGCGCGGCCGACCCGGTCGTGGGTGGCTGGGTGGAGCAGATTCGCCAGCTGGTCGACGGCGCGGCGTCGCTGGAGGAGATCCGGGACGGGCTGCTGCAGGTGCTGCCCGAGCTGGATGCCGCCCGCTTCGCCGGGGTGATGCAGCACGCCCTGGCTATCGCAGGCGCGGCCGGCATGTTCGATGCCCTGGAAGACAGCCGTGGCTGAGATCCGGGGAAACTTCGGCAGCCTGCCGGAGGCCGAGCGCTACTTCCGCGACAAGGTCAAGATGCCCACCCGCCGCTGGGACGACCTGTGGCAGGGGCAACACGCCCGTGCTTTCGTGGTGGCTGGCGCCACTCGCGACGCGCTGCTGGCGGACCTGCGCGAGGCTGTGGACGCGGCCATCAGCAAGGGCGAGACGCTGGAGGACTTTCGCGCGCGGTTCCGGGACATCGTCCAGCGCAATGGCTGGACGGGCTGGACCGGCGAGGGCACGCCAGGCGGCGAAGCCTGGCGCACGTCGGTCATCTACCACACCAACCTGCGCACGTCGTACATGGCGGGGCGCTGGGACACGCTCAAGCACTTCCCCTACCTGAAGTACAAGCACAACACGGTGCGCAATCCCCGCGAGGCGCATCAGGCATGGAACGGCCTGGTGCTGGCGACCAGCGACCCGTGGTGGGACGCCCACTACCCGCCCAATGGCTGGGGCTGCCGCTGCAGCGTGATCGGCATGTCCGCCGCCAAGCTGCGGGCTGAGGGGCTGACGCCGGACCAGGCGCCGCCGCCCGTCGACGGAGATCCGCCGCCGGAATGGGCCTACAACGTCGGCCACGCCAGCACCGGCAAGCAGCTGGCCGAAACCGACATGCAGTACTGGCGCGACCAGAAGGCTGGCGCCTGGGAGCCGCTGAGTCCTGGCGGCCCTGCAGACTTCGGGCGTCCTGCAGCGGTGCCTCTCGATCCGTTGCCGGTGCCGCTGTCTGACGTCCGGCGACCGGAGCCGGACCAGCTCCGGCAGCTGCTGCGTGAGGCCCTGGGCGGCGATGAAAGGGTGTTTCGCCTACCTGTGAGCGGGCAGTTCTCCTACGAGGTGGTCGCCAACGTCGAGACGCTGGCCAGCCACATCGACCCGGCCCGCTCCACGGTCATCCCGCTGTTGCCGGAGGTCCTGGCTGCACCGTTTGAGGTCTGGCAGTCGTTTGAGCGGCATGCCGGCACTGGCCGCGTGGTCCTGCGCACGCGCTACGTGCGCGCCTTCGACATGCCGGACAAGCCCGGCATGACGGTGGTGGTGGAAGCGGTGCGCGGCCAGCTGCAGAGCTGGACGTTGATCCCGACGCGGCGGAACTACCTGGAGCGACAGCGTTCGGGTCGCCTGCTGTTCGGCAGGGAGTGATGGGACCGCAGGGCGTCGTGGCGCCGAGGGCGGACCTGATGGACATAGGCCACGACCGCGCCCATCAGATGCAGGACGGAGCTTAGCATGGCGAACGAGCCCTTGATTCTCACAGTCGACACCACCCAGGCAGACCGGCTGTTCGGCCGGCTGGTCGCGCGGGGCTCGGACCTCACCGGGCTGATGGCCCAGCTCGGGGAAGACCTGACCGAATCCAGCCAGGTGCGGTTCGATACGGGCATCGGCCCCGATGGCATCGCCTGGGAAGCGTTGGCCGACGGCAGCGGCCGGACGCCGCTCAATGACACCCACCGCATGCGCGACGGCATCCACCCGCAGTCCGGCCCGGACTGGGTCGAGATCCGCGCCGACGCCAAGCAGGCCCGCTGGCACCAGGAAGGCACGGACCCCTACGAGATCCGGCCGACCGAGAAGAAAGCGCTGGCCTGGCCAGGCGGCCCAGGCCCGCGCGGCGTGGTGCATCATCCTGGGCTGCCGGCCCGTCCGTTCATGGGCTTCAGCGCGGACGACGAGGCGGCAACCGAACGCCTGGTCATTGCCTGGCTGGAGCTGGACGGCGGGGCCTGAGCCGGCGGCCGCCAGAATCGCGCCACAGGCCCGTAGAGGCCCCCTGAGCGCGGCCACCATCCCGGCCAGGGGGGCGCTGGCGCCCGTGGGGCGATTTAAACGCCTTTCAAACGCTATCCTGTGCCGCCCATCACGGGTGCGCCGGCCGAAACCGAGTGGGACCCCCGGTTTGCACCATTAGCGCGCGCTAATCCCAACTCGCGCGACCCCCGTCCAAAACTGGGCGGCATGAAGAAGCGCCTTGCCTCCGCTGTCGCCCTTGCGGCCTGTTCCTTTGCGCTGCCTGCGCCTGCCGATGGCAACCTGCTGGAGATCCAGCTCACTCCGGCCGGTCACTTCAAGCCCAGGGACGGGCGGGAGCTGTCGGTGCCGTCCTGGTACATCGACGCGACCACCGCTCAGGGGGTCATCGGCGAGTTCAATGCACGCCGCACGCCGCCGGTGGTGGACTACGAGCATCAGACCCTTCACGCCGAGACCAACGGTCAGCCGGCGCCGGCTGCCGCCTGGATGCGCTCGCTGCAATGGCGTGAGTCCGGCCTGTGGGCCACGGTCGAACTGACGGCCCGCGCTGCAGATCTGATCCGGGCCGGCGAGTACCTCTTTGTCTCCCCGGTCTTCCGCTACGACCCGGTCACCGGCCGGGTGCTGGCCATCGAAATGGCGGCGCTGACCAACAACCCCGCAATCGACGACATGGCCCCGCTCGCGCTGCGGGCGGCGGCCACGTTCGCCTTCCACTCCGATTCCACCGAGGACAACACCATGAAGTTGCTCGCCGCCATTGTGGCCGCCCTGGGCCTGGCCGCTGATACCACCGAAGACCAGGCCATCGCCGCCTGCAGCGCGCTCAAGCCGAAGCTGGACACCCTGGACAAGCTGACCCAGACCCTGGGCGTCGGCGCCGAGGGCGCGGTCGCCGCCTGTACCGCCCTGAAGCAGGCCACCCCGGACCCGGCCAAGTACGTGCCGGTGGCTGCGGTCGATGAGATTCGCGGCCAGCTGGCGGCGCTGTCGGCCGAGAACACCAATCGCAAGGTCAACGACCTGGTCGAAACCGGCCTGGCTGACGGTCGCATCCTCCCGGCGATGAAGGACTGGGCCGTCAGCCTGGGCCAGAAGGACGTCGCCGCGCTGTCCGCTTACCTGGACAAGGCGGCGCCCATCGCCGCGCTGTCGGGCACGCAGACCGGCGGCCAGCAGCCGGCAGGCGTGAAGGACGCCAATGGCCTCTCCGAAGCCGAGCTGGCGGTCTGCTCGATGACCGGCATCGATCCCAAGGACTACGCCGCCGCGAAGCCGGCCACGGCCTGATTGCAGGCCGACGCTCACTCCATACAGAGGGAAATCCAGATGACTGCTTCGACGCAGGGCCGCAACACCAAGCGGCGTGAGGCCACCCGCGTGGGCCACCCGGTCAATCCGGGTACCACGATCCATGCAGGCACCCAGGTGTCGCTGCTCACCGCCAATGGCAATGCGGTGCCCGCCGGCACTGCTGGCTCCGGCCCCACCGTTGGCGTGGCCCAGGACACCGTCACCGGCGCTGCCGACGGCAGCAGCGTCGTGGACACCTGGCGCGGCCAGGCATTCCAGTTCGACAACAGCGGCAGCGCTGATGCGATCACCCGTGCCGACATCGGCAACACGGCCTACATCGCTGACAACCAGACCGTCGCCAAGACCGACGGCGGCGCGGGTGCCCGCAAGGCCGCCGGCAAGATCATCGACGTGGACGCCGGTGGCGTCTGGGTCCTGGTCGGCTGATCCCACTCCCTCGACTACCGACAGGACACACTCCAATGCAAGTTACGCGCGGCAATCTGAATACCCTTTTCGTCGCTTTCAATGCGGCCTTCCGGCAGGGTTTGGGGCAGGCCCCCAGCCAGTACCAGCGCATCGCCACCGTCGTGCCTTCGACCACCAAGTCCAACGAATATGGTTGGCTGGGCAAGATTCCGGGTATGCGCAAGTGGGTCGGAGATCGCGTCGTTCACAGCATCAGCGATCACGGCTACACCATCAGGAACGAGCCGTTCGAGCTGACCGTCGCAGTGGATCGCGATGACATCGACGACGACAACATCGGCATCTACACGCCGATGATGCTGAACCTGGGCGAGTCGGTAGCGGCGCAGCCGGACGAACTGGTGTTCAGTCTGCTCAAGAACGGCACCAACACCGCCTGCTACGACGGTCAGAACTTCTTCGACACCGATCATCCCGTGCTCAATGCCGCTGGCAAGGAAGTCACCCAGAGCAATGTCGATTCCAGTGGTGCCGGCTCCTACTGGTACCTGCTCAGTACCAAGCGGTCGCTCAAGCCGATCATCTTCCAGAACCGCAAGAACCCGAATTTCGTGTCGATGGACACCGAGACCGACGAAGCGGTGTTCACCCGCAAGGAGTTCCGCTACGGCGCCGACTGCCGTCGCAACGTCGGCTTCGGGTTCTGGCAGATGGCCTATGCCAGCAACAAGGAACTGACCCCTGAGAACCTGCAGGCGGCGTACAACGTCTTCACCGAGCGCACTGGCGATCATGGCCGCCCGCTTGCCCTGGTGCCGGACCTGCTGGTGGTGCGCCCGAATCTGAAGTTCAAGGCGGCCGAGATCCTGACCGCCGCCCAGATCGCCGGCACCGACAACGTCATGAAGGGCCTGGTCGACGTGCTGGATTCGCCCTGGCTGATCTGACCCATACGACGAAGCAAGCGCGAAGCCCCGGTAGGAGTGTCTACCGGGGCTGAGAGCAAATCGAAAGGTACCCACATGTCCACCAACAAGATCATCGTCAGGTCCGTGTCCGAGCTGGGGCGCTGGCGTGCTGGCCGTAGGTTCACCCGCGCGGGCGAGACGCTGGACGTCGCCAGCCTCAGCAAGGAAGACCTGGACGCGATCAAGCGCGATCCACTGCTGCGCGTCATTGACGTGCCCGAATCCGATGGCGAGCGGGCAGCCCGTGAGGCAGCCGAGCAGGCCGCTGCCGAGCAGGCCGCCGCGGAGAAGGCTGCTGCCGAGCAGGCCGCTGCCGAGCAGGCCGCTGCCGAGCAGGCCGCCGCGGAGAAGGCTGCTGCCGAGCAGGCCGCTGCCGAGAAGGCCGCCGCGGAGAAGGCTGCTGCCGAGCAGGCCGCCGCCGAGAAGGCTGCTGCCGAGCAGGCCGCTGCCGAGAAGGCCGCCGCGGAGAAGGCTGCTGCCGAGCAGGCCGCCGCCGAGCAGGCCGCCGCCGAGAAGGCTGCTGCCGAGCAGGCCGCCGCCGAGAAGGCTGCTGCCGAGAAGGCTGCTGCCGAGCAGGCCGCCGCCGACAAGGCAGCGACCAAGGGCAGCAACAAGAAGGCGGGCAAGTAAGCCGTGGGATACGTCACGCTCCAGCAGCTGGCGGAGATGCCGGGCGCCCTGGAACTGGCCCAGGTGGCCACGGACGAGCATGCCCGGGCCATCGTTGATGCCTCGCTGATGGAGCTGACCCTGCGCGGCGAGGACCGCAGCGCCTGGTCGGCGGAGGAAATCGCCGAAGCCGACAAGGCGCTGGTCCGGATCACCCAGGCCGTGGAAGAGGCTGGTGGTGTGATCGATGGCTATCTCGCCAGGCGATACGCGCTGCCGCTGGATAGGACGCCCAGCATCATGGTCACCTGGGCGCGGGCGATCACCCGCTACAAGCTGCACAAAGACCGCGCCACGGACGACCGCACCGACCCTATCGCCCGCGACTACCGCGATGCGATCCGGTTCCTGGAGCTGGTCGCTGCCGGCAAGTTCTCGCTGGGTCTGGAAGACCCGACGACGGGTGCCGCTGCGCTGGGCGAGTTCGTGATCTCGCCCGGTCGCAAGGATTGGGGCCAACGCGTATGACCATGCTCGGGCCGTTCCCCGTTGCGGATGCCATGGCGCGTCTTCGCGCCATGGCTCCTGCGCTGAAGCTGGTGGGTGATGCAGCCGACCTGGAAACGGCCCTGAACCAGCAGCCGCGTGTGAGCCCCGCCGCCTACGTGACCTCTGCGGAGCTGGGGCGTGCGGTGAAGTACACCGGACCAGTGGCACAACAGGACTGCGACGTGACGCTGCGGGTAGTGCTGTTCGTCAAGCACCACGCACAGCAGGCAACGGGCTCCGGCGCGCGGCAGGAGATGGATTCCCTGGTCATCCCCCAGGTGCGGGCTGCGCTGTTCGGCTGGACCCCCAGCGATGTCTTCGACTCGCTCCACTTCCAGGCCGGGCGTGATGAGCGCTATGCCGCTGGCTGGCTGGTCAGTCAGCAGGTGTTCGGCACCGACTACCGCATGTCCCAACAGGTGAAGCCATGAGCAAACCAAACCCCACCACCCACGGCGCCTGGCGCGTGATCGACGGCCAGCTTGTAAACGAGGCCGCCGCCCTGCCGCCGGCAGCGTCCATCGAGCGCCTGGGCGGCCCCGGCATCCCGGTCCCGCCGGTCGACGCCCCCAATACCCCGCAGACCACACCGCCGCGTACCAAGCGCGAGCGGGCCAGTGCGGGTGCAATGACTTCCAACGAGGAATAAACGATGGCACAGCCCCAGCTGGAACAATTCAAGAAGCGCGGCCTGATTCTGGCCCTTCGCGCCGTCGCGGGTGTCGCGGTCGTGCCGACCGCCAACGCCGATGGCGTGATGCTGCTCAACGGCACCAGCGGCACCGAGGTCGACAAGATCGAGCGCGACGTTGACCGCCCGCACTTCACCGGCAAGCCGTTCGTCGTCGGCGGCAAGCGTGCTTTCATCGAAGGCGATTTCGAGCTGTATCCGCCGACCGCCCCCGGCGCCGCCAACGACAGCGACGCGGACTGCGGTCGACTGCTGCTGCCGGCCGGCATGACGGTCGTGAAGGACGCGGTCGCCAAGACGACCCGCTACAACCCGGTCAGCTCCGGCATCGCCATCGCGGACGCGACGTGGTTCCACGCCGGCACCGTCAAGAACGTCACCGGCTGCCGCAACAACATCACCGGTCTGGCGATGACGGTCGGCGACCGCTTCAAGGGGAAGGTCCGCATCCAGGGCGATTACGAGGACGTCGCCGAGGATGCCCTGCCCACCATCGTGATGCCGGACCGCATCCCGGTCGTGCTGCGCCACGACAACAGCACGACCAAGGTCAAGGTCGATGGTGGGGCGCAGCTCACCCTCTGGGGCAAGTCGCTGTCCGTCGACGTCGGCAATACCATCGCGGCCAAGGAGTACACGAGCCACAAGGAAACCGGCATCACTGACCGGGCGCCGACCTGGACGGTTCGGATCGCCAAGGCCGCCCTGGCGGACTTCAACCCCTGGGCTGCGCGTGACGCAGCGAAGGTCATCGAGATTGCGCTGCGCGTGACCGAGAGCAATGGCCTCTACAGTGAGCTGGGCATCCGTGGACAGATCGAGGGCGTGAACGAGGTCGACATCGACGGCGACTACGGCTGGGAGCTGTCCGGGCCGTGCGTTGCCAGCGATGCCGGCGGCGACGAGTTCTACATCGAGTTCGGCGACAGCTCGCCGTAACGGCCGACAACCTGGTCAAGTCGAAAGCCCCGCCACCGTGCGGGGCTTTCTTCATTAGCGCGCGCTAATCCCATCGCTCGCGCGTGCGCGAGCAAAGTGACGGTGTGCCCGCCAAGGGCCGTTCAAACACCTTCCCAAGAGGATTCAACGATGCTTCGACTCACCAAGACCACCACAGTCGCGCGCAGCATCAAGCTGCGCCTGCCGACCGAAAACCCCAACACCTTCAACGAAGGGACCATCACTGCCCATGTGAAGGTTCTCACCAAAGACGAGCTGCGCGTGCAGGCAGATACGGATCAGAGCGACGCCGAGTTCCTCCGTCGCATCCTCGTATCCGTCGAGGGCCTCGGCGATGAGAACGGCGAGCCGCTCAAGGGTGATGCCGCGCTCGCCGAGGTCTACTCCGGTGCCTGGTGCAGCTATCTGCAGAACGGCATCGTCCAGGACTACTGGGAGCACTACGGCGACGCCCGCGCAAAAAACTCCAGGGCGTCGCGCGGGCGCTGATTGGGAAGGGTCCACGTGCTGACGCTGACGGTCGAGAGCGGGAGGAAGCAATCGACCCCAGCGTCAGCACGCTGGATTTCCTGCGCGGCGCTACCGGCCCCGAGCCGGATGAAGAACACACCATCGGCGTCCTCGCCGAGAACTGGCAGGCGGTGGAGGTCTTTCGACGTTGCCGGCCTAGCTGGATAACCGGACTGCATGCCCCCGTCTATGACGGCATCGCAGCCGCCGAGATTCGCGCAGCGGCGCTGCTTCTGCGGGTTCCGCGCAACGACTACCCGGACCTGCTCTGGGCGCTGGACATCCTGATTGCAGCCACGCGCGAGGCGCGGGCGGAGTAACCAATGACCGACCCCGTCGTCACTCTCAGACTCAAGGCCGACAACAGCGCACTGTTGCCGGCCGTGAACGGCGCAGAAGCGGCGGTCAAGCGCATGGGCGCCTCGGCCCAGGGCGCTGGGAGCCAGGCGGCGCGTGGAGCCGCCGACGTCAGCCGTCTGGGCACAGCTGCAGGGACCACCGCCGAGCGGGCGAATGCCATGGCCGGCGCCCTCAACTCCGCTAAGGTCGCCATTGCCAGCTACGGCGTCGTGCGGGTGGCGTCGGGGCTGTCGGCGATGGCCGACGGCTATGCCAACATCACCAGCCGCCTGAAGCTGGCAACCGCCAGCCAACGCGAGCATGCGCTGGCGCAGGCCGAGGTCTACGCGATCTCCCAGCGCACGTCGACCGAGCTGGACAGCACCGCGACCCTGTACGCGCGCCTGGCGCAATCCACCGCCGAGTACGGCATCAGCCAGGGGCGGCAGCTCGCATTGACGCAGGCGATCAATCAGACCTTCGCTGTTTCCGGCGCCAGCGCCGTCGCCGCGTCCAACACCATCACGCAGTTCTCCCAGGCCCTGGCCGGAGGGACGCTGCGCGCCGAGGAATTCAATTCGGTGGTGGAGAACGCCCCGCGCCTGGCGAAAGCCCTGGCCGACGGTATGGGCATCGGCATGGGCGAACTGCGCAAGCAGGTCAACGACGGCAAGGTGAGCGTTGAGGCGATGGTCGCCGCGCTGGAGAGTCAGGCCGGCGTGATCGAGGCCGAATTCAACCAGCTGCCGCTGACGGTCGAGCGCGCCATGGTGCAGCTGCGCAACGCCGTCACGCAGACGGTCGGCGAGCTGTCGCAGGACCTGGGCGCCAGCAGCGCCCTGGCCAACGGCATTGCGTTCATCGCCGACAACATGGGGCTGATCGAGAAGGCCATCACGGCCGTGGCGGTCGCCTACGGCAGCAAGATGGCCGTCGCGCTGGCCCAGGACCTTGCCGGGCGCGTGCGCGCCGTGGCGCAGGCTCGCCAGCAGGCGGTGGCCGAACTGGAGGCCGCCCGCGCTGCCGAAGTGCATGCCGCTGCCCGCGTGCAGCTCGCGCGCGCCGGCATGGCGAGCGCGGGCGGCCTCGCGGCGGCAGAGTCCGCCCTGCAGGCCGCGCAGGCCCGTACCACCGCAGCGACCCAGGCATCGTCCGTTGCGCTGATGGCCAAGGCCGCCGCCGCTCGGGCTGCCGGCATTGCCATGGCAGCGTTCGGCGGGCCGGTCGGCCTGGCGGTCACCGCGCTGACGCTGTTCGTGATGTGGGCCATGAACAGCACGAAGAAGGCGGAAGAGCTGGCGGAAGCGGTGAAGACCGGCTTTCAGCCTGCAATTGATCGGCTTGAGCAGTTCAGCGAGGCGACGGCGAATGTCGAATTTTCCAGCCTGGAAGAATCGCGCGGCCAGCTGGAGAAGACAGCCGACCAGGTAAAGGCTTTGGCGCAGGAGTACGGACGCCTGCGTGATGCCCGTATGCGCGCGGTTGCTATGGATGCGCCGACCAACGGGTACGACCAGCAGTTGCAGCAGACCAGCAGCGCGCTGGAGCAGGCACGGTTGAAACAGGAACAGCTGACCGCTGGCTATGAACGCGCCATTGACATCGCCGCTGACCTGATCCTGAAAAAGGCAGGTATCACCAACGCTACTGACGATGAGCGGCAGCGATTGGAAGCGCTGGTGTCCGAGCAGGTCAAGCAGCGCACCTCACTGGAGTCCGCAAAGCCTGTTTTCGTGAGCTTCATTGCGAGCATCCGTGATGTCGCAGCTGCCAACCAACTGAGCGAGGCGACCTTCAGGGAACTGGGTAAAGCCGCAACGGACACGGCCACACAGATCGCGGCTGCATCCGGCGAGATCGCCGCCAGCATCAACCAGCAGATCAACCAGCTGGAGCTGAAGATGATTGAGCAGACGCAAGGTAAGGCTGCTGCGCTGCGGGCTGGGCTGCTGAAGACGATGGCCGACAAGGGCATGGACCCAGCTGGCGCTGAAGCGCAGGCACTGCGCGCGAAGAACGAGCAGTACATCGCCGCCGTCGAGCAAAGCGAGCGACTCACCAAGGCAACGCAGGCCGCAACGCAGGCGCAAGCCGATGCGAAGCGCAGGACCGACGAAGCGCGCCGCGCCCAGGAGCAGCAGACTGAATCTCAGCGCCGCTATACCGCCGAGGCCGCCCTGGCTGCCGCACAGCTGCAGGGGCCGCTGGCTGTGGCCGAGGTCAGGCACAAGCAGCGTGTGGAGGAACTGGATGGCCTTCTGGCCAAGCACAACGTCACCCGTGAGGCATACAACGACCTGGTGAAGGCTTCGGCGCGCGAGCTGGCCGAGACCACGAAGGAACTGCAGGACGCTCAGCGCGGGCCGCAGGCGCTGATCGAGGCCATGGGCCGCGAGATCAGCATGCTCGGCATGTCCGTCCAGGCGCGCGAGCGTCTTGAGCGGCAGCTGCACGCCGAGGAAGAGATGCGCCGTGCCGTGGCCGCCGCGAACAAGGCCGGCGCGGACATCGACGCCCAGACGACGCAGGGGCTGATTGAGCAGGCCCGCGCCTACGCGGACCTGTCCATCGTCGTCGAGCGCCAGGCTGAGGTTGCCAGGGAATGGGCGGACGTGGGTACGCGCGGCGTCGCCGACTTCGCCGACCTGCTCTCCGACAAGCTGTCCGGTGGCTTGGACAAGTCGCGCAGCTTCTTCGATGAGATGAAGGACATCTTCCGCCGCGGCTGGCGCGACATCCTGCGAACGTTCCTGGAGCAGTCCATGGTGCGGCCGATTCAGAGCGCGCTGCAGAACATGCTCAGTGGTGCGCTGCGCGGCGCCGCTGCCGGTGGCGGCTGGATGCAGGCCATTGCAGGCGCAATGGGCGCGTCCGGCGCTGGCATGGCTGGCGCTGCAGCCGGCGGCGGAACGGGCATCGGCGACATGGTGCAGATCGGCGGCATGCTCTACAAGGCAATCCCTGCCAGCGGCATCAGCGGCGGGATGATCGCCGGTGCGAGCTACGGAGCCGGCGCCCTGGGCGCGCTCTACGGCTGGCAGAAGGGCGGCGACACGGTGGGCAAGGGCCTGGGCGCCGCTGCATACGGCGCCGCCGGTTACTACGGCGCGACGGCCGTCGGCACGGTGGCCGCAGGCTACGCCGCTGCCGGCACTGCCGGCGCCGCAGCTGCTGGCTCCGCGGCGCTGGCTGCGATCCCGGTCGCTGGCTGGGTCGCGCTGGCGGCCATCGTCGTGGACAAGATCAGCGGCGGCAAGCTGTTCGGCACCAAGTACCAGACGAAGGAAACCGGCCAGACGATCAACATCACCGAGGCCGGTGGAAGCGCGTCGGCGTATGCGTACCAGGAAGGCCAGAAGTCGCTGTTCCGGGGCAAGAAACGTCGCACCATCGACATCGAGGCCAGCGACGAGGCCAGGGAGTCCGCCAGCCAGCTGTACGACGTGATCAAGAAGACCGCCGAGGGCGCGGCCAGCGCCCTGGGCGTGGCAACCGTGAACATCATCAGCGGCAGCTTCAAGGCGGTCTACGACAAGAAAGGCAACCTGACCAGCGAGCTGTCCACGGTGCTGGGACGCACCTACAGCGAGGGTTTCGAGAAGTTTCAGCAAAGGCTACAGGCCGAGAACATCGTTGCCCAGGTCGGCCAGTACGACAGCACCGCCAGCCAGGCGGCGGAGCGCTGGCGCTCGGACGCCGAGGCCTTGCTGGGCGGCGCTCAGTTCCTGCTCGCAGCAGCGGCCGACGCGAAGGCCGGTTTCAACCTGCTCACCGATGGCTCGCTGCTGCAGCTGACGGACCTGGTCGAGGACTTGGCCGTCGACGGCGAGTCGATGCTGGAGGCCTACGGCCGCATCCGCAACGCAGCCGCGCTGATGGACGACGCGCTGGCGCTCTCCGGCGTGGCCCTGGAAAAGACGCGCGAAGAGGTCGTGCGCTTCGCCGCCGGCGTCGTTGACGCGGCCGGCGGCCTGGAGCGCGCGACGGCGCTGTGGGGCGGCTACTTCAACCGGTTCTACTCCGACTCCGAGCGCGCCGCGCTGGCGGCCGAGAAGGCCCAGGCGGCAGCGAAGTCGGCCTTGGGCAACGTGGGCCTGGACTCGGCCGACTTCGGCGGTGCCGGCGGCATGGCCGAGTTCCGTCGCCTGTTTGAGCAGCAGCTGCCGAACCTGTCGGCGGAAGCCACGGTGCGCTGGCTGGAGGCCGCATCGGCGCTGGCGGCGATGACCGACGCCCAGGCGGCGCTCAACGACATGCTCGGCAACAGCGAGCTGCAGCAGCTGCTGGGCGGCATCCGCCGCGAGCTGGAAGAAATGGACATGACGCCGCTCCAGATCGAGCTGGCCAACATCGCGCGCTCGATGGACGAGAGCATCGCCACCGCCCAGCGCCTGGGCGCCAGCGAGACCGAACTGGCGCTGATCCGCGAGCATGCCAGCCGCAAGAGCGCCCAGGCGATCAACGAAGAGGCCCGCGCAATCGCGGAGGCCATCAGCAGCATGTCGGCCAGCGTGCGCGCCGACATCCTCACCCTGCGCCGCGCCGGGCCGGGCTGGGACGAGTCCGGCTATCAGGCCGGCAGGCTGACGGACCTGCGCAACCAGCTGGCGGCCGGCGGCGATGCCCGCACGCAGCTGGGCCTGATCGATCAGATCCGCGAAGCGACTATGTCCAAGTTCGCGGCGGAAGAGAAGGCGATCCGCGACGCCGCGGCGGCCCAGGCGAACGCCCAGGCCGAGCAGCAGCGTGCGGCCGAGGCTGCCCACAGCGAAGCGATGCGCTCCTGGGAAGCGCAGCAGGCTGCGGCGAAGCGCCTGCGCGACTACGTCGACAACATGGGCCTGTCCAACGCCTCCCCGCTGACGGCGTCCCAGCGTTTCAGCGAGGCCCAGGCGCAGTACCAGAAGGCCCTGCAGAGCGGCGACGCCTCGGCGATGCAGTCGGCCGCACAGGCATACCTGGACGAAACCCGCAGCATGTACGGTGTCAGCGCCCAGGCGGTGGACATCTTCAACAGCGTCCGCGCGACGTTGGGGTCCCGCGCCGATGCGCTGGCGTCGGCCGCGCAGCCGGTGTTCAGCGCCCCGGCGCTGGAGAGCGCCATCGGCGGCACCACCGGCGCGGTCGCGGACGTCGAGGCGCGCATCAACGCCCTGCGCGAATCGGCCATCGCCGAGCTGCAGGGGCTGGATGAGCTGCTCGCCGAGCTGGGCCTGTCCGAGGAAGCGCGGTTCGATAACGAACTGGAAGCGCTGAACAGCCGGTACGCCCAGGCCGAGGTCCAGCATGATGAGACCATCGTTGCCCTGGACGACGCCGCCCAGCAGCAGGCTCAGCAGCAGGCCGAGCAAGCTGCGCGCGATGAGGCGTTGCTGGCAGAAATCCGGGCCATGAATCAGCAGCTGCAGGAACAGGGAAAAGTCAGCCGCTCGCTGCTGGCCGAGCAGGAGCGCCGCATCGGCCAGGTGCTGGAACGCCATAGCGAGGACATCGGGCGCCTGGGCCGGTCCATGGAGCGCACGGTCGCGGGGGCAATGCGGCAGCTATGAACAGCATCGACACCCTGCTGCGCTCCGGCGCATCGATCACCGTGCTGCTGGAAGCGCAGAGCAGCGCCGGCATGCACTACCTGAGCAACACCGGCTACGTCACCGGCATTCACGATGCGACGGCGCCGAACAGGGCCTATCCCGACTGGCTGGTGGGCGTGCCGGAGATCCGCGAGAGCCTGCCGGACGGGCTCTTCGGCCGCAGCAACATCGGCTGGTCGGAAGCGGAGATCTCAAACCCGCACGGCGTGCGCGACGGATGGCTTGACGAAGCCTGGGACGGCCGCCCGGCGCGGCTGTTGGTCGGCGCCTCGCACTGGCCGCTGGCAGATTTCGTGCCGGTGTTCACGGGTATTTCAACCGGCCTTCAAGCGCTGCGCGGCGGCGGGCTGCGGCTGCTGCTCGCCGATCCCAGGGAGGCCCTCAACAAGCCCCTGCAGGAGACCCTGCTCGGGACCGGTCCGACGCCCAACGACGTGACCCCGCTGACCTGCGGCCAGGTCTTCAACGTGCCGCCGGTCGTGATCGATGAGCCCCTGCACCGGTACGCGCTGCACGATGGCCCGCTGCTGGCCGTCAGCGACGTGCGTGTGGGTGGCCTGACGTCGGCGCACACCGTCGACCTGGCCGCCGGTCGCTTCGACATGAACGTAATGCCGGCAGGCCGGGTGACGGCGGACGCAACCGGCCCCGGTTCGACCTGCGCTGACCTGCTGCGCCTGGTCGCCGCGCGCGCCGGCGTGACGACGTTCGATGAGGCAGCCCTGGCCGCCCTGGATGCGGCCGCGCCGCAGGCGCTCGGCCTGTGGATCGGCGAGAGCCGCAACGCCGTCGACGTCCTGGACGAGATCGCGGCCAGCGTGGGCGCCTGGTGGGGTTTCACCGGGAACAATGAGATCACCGCCGCTGTCGCCGGCATCAGCGCACCCGTACTGACGCTGACGCCGGACGATTTCGCCGCGCAGTCGCTGGAGCTGGAGGAGATGCGTCTGCCTGCCTGGCGTGTTCGGCTCGGCTACCGCAGGAACTGGGCGGTGCAGGCAGACGGCCTGTTCGGCGCTGTGACCGAGGCCGACCGGCAGCGGTACGGCCGGGAGTACGACGTGGCAGAGGCGAGCGACGCAGCGGTGAAGGTGCTGCATCCGATGGCGCGCGATCCGGAGATCGTCGGCACGCTGCTGCAGGACGCCGTCCAGGCGCAGGCGGAAGCCGCACGACGTCTGGCTCTGTTCGGCGTCGTGCGGCGCAGCTGGGTGGCGCGTGTCACCCGGCGCGGCTGGCAGCTGCGTGTCGGGCAGACGGTGCGGGTGTTCTACCCGCGCTTCGGCCTGCAGGGCGGCGCCGACCTGCTGGTGACCAGCGTATCGCGCCGTATCGACCGGCGAGCAACGGAGGTCACGCTGTGGGGCTGATCCTGATTCCGCGCGGACATACCGACGACGCCACGATCACCAGCACGCCGGCAGCGGTGCCGGGCCTGGGGCCGGACAACCTGCAGGTGAGCGACCGGGGCGCGGTGTACCGCGTCCTCGGCGACTCCGCCACGTTGCAGGTCGACTTGCCGAGCACCGCGCGCATCGGCGCCCTGGTGCTCTGGCGCCACACGCTGTCGACGGCTGCGAACTGGCGTGTGCGCCTGTACGAAGAGCCGGCGCTGGGTGGCACGCTCCAGTACGACAGCGAAACCACCGCTGCCATCCCGGCCAAGGCGCTGGGTGAGCTGGATTGGGGCATCGACCCCTTGGGCGCGGCCATCGCCGGCATGGACTACAGCTACATGCTGCTGCCCGACGACCTGGTCACGCGCTCGATTCGGATCGACATCGCCGACCCCGGCGCCGAGCGCATCGAGGTGGGGCGGCTGTTCGGCGGCGGCACGCTGCGGCCGGCGTTCAACTTCCGATGGGGCCAGGCCCTGGCATGGGAGCGCGACACGGTGCGCACCCGCACCGCAGCGGGCGGCCTGCGCGTGGAAGCCGGTACGCCCTGGCGCCGCCTGAAGATCGCCCTGGAGTGGCTGCAGGACGACGAGCGCGCCGCCTGGGCGAGCCTGCTGCGCGATGCCGGCAACGGTCGAGAAATCTGGATCAGTGCCCGCACCGGCGAAGGTGGGCGAACCGAGGCCGATAACGCGCTGCTCGGCTACCTGGTCGACAACCCGGAAATGACACGCGAGCAGGTGTTTCGCTACTCCCTGCCGCTTGAGATCGAGGAGGCATGATGGCTGGTTGGGATGACATCAAGTTTGTGGCTGGGCAGTACGACTACGTCGCCAGGCTGAACAACCTGCGGGTGCGGTCGGCGGCCACCGCTGCCGAGGTCGAGCAGGCACGTGGCACGCACGGGTCGCTGCTGGCGCAGATCAACAGCAGGCTGACCCAGTCGCAGGTCGACAGCCGCATCGACGCGCGGGCGGTCACCTATGCGGGGTTCTCCGGTCACGTGAGCGCTGGGGGCTACCGCCTCACTGGCCTTGCTGATCCGGCGGACGCCCAGGATGCCGCAACGCGAGCCTGGACGTTGTCGCAGATCACCCTCGGCGGCGACCCTTCCGGCATCCCGGTGACGTCGCTGGCCGTTGGCGCGCTGCAGGACGGGCAGTTCCTGTGGCGGTCCGGTGCCCAGCTGGTCGGCGCCGGCTTCGACTCGATCCCAGCCACGTCGCTGGGCGTCGGCACGACCGCCGACGGGCAGGTGTTCGCACGCAAAGGGGCGCAGATGGTCGGGCGCAGCGCCCCGATCTTCCCCCGCGTCGTTGCCGTGGCGACCACTGCCAAAAATGGCGATTACCTGGTCGTCGATGCCAGCGCTGGCGCCGTGCCGATCACGCTGGACGCGCCCGCAGTAGGCCATCGGCTCGCCATACATGCCCTCGGCGGTGACGTGGTGATCGTTCCCGGTGCAGCCAGCATCATCGGTCTCGTGTTGCCGATCACGTCAGCAGACACCGTCACGATCAGCGACGGCACCACCGTGCGGCTGCTGGCGCGTTCGGCCAATCAATGGAGCTTTGAGTAATGAACTACCAGTTCGATCAGCTGGTGGGCCGCTTTGCCCACAAGAAGCGGATCATCTTCAAGACGTCCGGCACGTTCCTCCTGCCGGAGACGGCCGCATCGCCCTGGATCGAGTACCGCCTCGTGGGTGCCGGTGGCTCTGGTGCCCACGGCGGCGTCAGTGGTATCGCTGGAGGCGGGGACGGCGGCGAGGTCATCGACGGGATCATGAAAATCACTGGCCCCACACAGGTGATTATCGGCGTGGGCGGCATCCTCACGGCAACCACGTCGGCGCAGGGTGTCGCTGGGACTGATTCGACATTGGGGGATGTCATTGCGCGAGGCGGCGTCGGCGGTGCATTGCTCTCTTACAACCGCATCTACCGTGCGGGTCGCCGTGGCGGACTGGGCGGTTTTCCGCTCTCTTCAAACTCTGCGATTCCTACAGGCTACGGCCACCGTAACGTCGATGGTGGTAAGGGCGTCGATGGGTTTGGGGGCGGTGGCGGTGCCATCGGTCAGATCTGGGCCAATTCGGGCTACGTCAGCTTCTTCGGCAGCGGTGCAGACGGAGGCGGTGATGCTCTCGGCGGCACCGCCGCTGATAGTTGTGATGCTGCACCGAACACTGGCGGCGGCGGTGGTGCGCGACAGGGCGCTAACTACCGTGCCGGCAAAGGAGCCGAAGGAATCGGCATCATCGACTTCTGGGACCGCCTGCCATGAGAATCGCCCTGATCCGAAACGGCCGCGTCGAGCGCGTCATCAGCGCCGACATCGCTTTCGCCCGCACGCTGGGCTACGACCACGCTATCGAACACCCCGAGGCCGCCGAGGGATGGCATTACGTCGATGGGGTGCTGGTTGCTCCGCCGGTCGAGCCCGCCCCAGAGCCGCCGGCACCGCCGCGCGAGATCACGCTGCTGGCGTTCTACACGCGGGTGGGGATCGATGCGCTGACCGGGGTCGAGCGGGCGTCCATTGATGACCCTGCCGCCCCGCAGGAAAGCCGCCTGCAGGCGGCCAGCTTGCGGGCACTGATGCGCATGCTGGATGCGGTGAAGGACAAGATGGTGAATCTGGATGACCCGCGCACTCAGCTCGGCGTCATGACGATGGCCCAGGCTGGGCTGCTGACGCAGGCGCACGCCGAGTCCGTGCTGAACGCCGAAATCCAGAGCTACGAGCAATGAAACAGGGCGCCTGGCCAGCGGCGGCAACCGCCGGCCAGGCGCCTCAATACAGGTGATCTCACCACCTGCGCATCGGCCGAGGCCCTGTCCCCCTCGCGAGGGGCGCGAAGTCTCGGCCACCCGTATCGCAAAGGTTGAGATTTCAAGTGAAAACGCTGTTCCCCTGGCCGGGTGGTAAGACCCGGTTGCTGCAGCACCTGCTGCCGCTGCTCTCTGAAAACCCGCATCACACCTACGTCGAAGCATTCGCAGGCGGCGCCGCACTGCTGTTCGCGCGTGAGCCGGCGAAGGTGGAAGTCATCAACGACATGCATGGCGAGCTGGTCCGCCTGTATCGGGTCGTGGCCAACCACCTGGACGAGTTCATGCGGCAGTTCCGGTGGGCGCTGACCAGCCGCGAAATGTTCCGCTGGGCGCAGCTGCAGCACGTCGACACGCTGACCGACATCCAGCGCGCCGCGCGCTTCTTCTACCTGCAGCGGCTTGCGTTCGGCGGCAAGGTGTCCGGGCAGACGTTCGGCACGGCAGCCAAGTCGCCCAAGTCCATCAACCTGCTGCGGCTGGAGGAAGACCTGAGCGCGGCGCACCTGCGGCTGCACCGCGTCGTTGTTGAACAGCTACCGTGGGATGCCTGCCTGGCGAAGTACGACACGCCGGATACGCTGTTCTTCCTCGATCCGCCTTACTGGCAGACGGAAGGTTACGGCGCGGCCTTCGGGCTGGATCAGTACGACCGCATGGCCGAGCTGATGGCCGGCCTGCAGGGACGGGCCATCCTGACCATCAATGACCACCCCGCCATGCGGGAGCGGTTCGACCGCTTCGCCGGTCGGACCGTGGCCATCAACTACACCATCGGCGTGGGTAAGCCGGCGCCCCGCAAGGAGCGCATATACACAACCTGGCCCGCTGGCCGGTGGCGCTGA